GCCGTACATGAGCAATTGAACTTGCCTGCTAACGAGGCATGGCTCAACAGTGACTTGAGGCTGGCATCACTTCCAAATATCGTGGCGATATCATCCCACCAATTGCCCAAGTCATTGCCATGAATGATTCGCTTCAACTGCGACAATTGGCCTTTTAGAAAATCTTCGCTATCTGCTGCCGTTACTTCAATTGCTGCTATCGCATCGCCATCCAGTGTATCGTCGGGATTGGCTGTCTTCCGAACCTGGCTTAGCCTTTGAAGCGTAGTAGGGGCCACGCGGATTATTTCTTTGCTATCTTAGGAGGGGATTGAATCGCTGCTTGCCTGTTTTTGCCAAGGTGACTCGTATAGCTCTTTGTGCAGCGTGAACCATAAAACTCGTCCTCACATCGTCTGCAAAGCAGATCAACCTTTCTCCACCTTTTACTTTGTGAATCGGGTCTGGCTCCACATTTTCGGCGTAGAATGAAACCTGTCTGAATCCAAGAGGACGAGAAAGCGAGTACAGGACTCCACGGCTTGAAACCGTGAGCCCTGTAATCTGCTCCTGATATTCCAAGTCCCGCAATTGTTCTAGCCACTTTTTCGCCTGCCTCTCGTCGCCAAGATCAAATGCGGTTGTCAACCCGTCTGTTGTATGAACCCTAAGCAAGCATAACTCCTCTTGAGCACATGCCAAGCAAGGACATGACCGCTATCATTTCTTTTTGTCTTTTTTCCTTTTCGGGAAACGACGAGACTTATCGCCTTTTACTTCCGGGCTCAAGCTCTCTTTGACCACAACAGCAGGAGAATAAACAGGAGCAGGAGAACGAACTGGCTGCTCAATCGCCTTTGTGGAAGGCAAAGAAACCTCTTCGGCTTTCTTTACCAGTTTGACAATTTCAGAAGGAGTAGGAAGCTTGATAGCTTTCTTGGCCGGTTTGACAACAGGTGTGATCACTTGAAGGCCTGCTGCCAAATCGGGGTGCTCCTCCTGTATGTGCTCCCACTCGCTGTCAGTGATTGACTTGATAGAGTTCGGATGAAAGTGAAGCGACCCTTTTGAGGACCGCTCCACTTCCGATCCGAAATCGTCAATCTGGCAATGCAACGCTTGAACCGTTACTCGAACCGTTACCATGTTCCACCCTACCGCTTCGGCTGCTTCTTCTTCAAAGCAGGCTTCAAAGCTTTTTGGGGTTCAGGCTTCACTTCCGGTTTCTCTTCTGGTGCGAGCGGGAGATCGCTATCATCAACCTCTGGCTCCACACTCTCAACTGGAAGGGTCACTTTGGCAGCAGGAGCAACCTGTGTCTCATCCAGCATCCGAACAGAGAATCCTTCCTGACCACGGTAATAAGCGATATCCGCTTCGCCTTCAACGACTCGGGGAATGCCCTTAGAGAACATTTGCGAGCCTCGTTGATACGAAGCACTTCCAACCAATTCAACGATTGCCTTAGTCATCTTGAGACCTCCTTCCAAACGACGCTAGGCAATTATACGCCCTGGCCGATGTTCTTTGCTTTCACGATTGCATCAGCCTCTTCAAACGCAACCGCAACCTTCGCGGTCACGGCGTATTGATTCACGCCTTTGAAGATGTCCCGGTCTTTCTCAATCCTGATGTCCCGACCGATACCAACGATGAAGTTGGCTTGGTGGGTCAACAGAACCTGCGGGTTGGCGGTGTAAGTCACCTTCACGGTGTCGCCGCTGCCGATGGTGCTGCCACCAGTTCGGACGATGGTCCCTGCGGTGCGATCCACGGTGTAGTCGGCGGTCTCCGCATAGGGAGTCTCAGCCGCATCGTTCAGAGTGGCCTTGCTAACCACCACACTGTTGATCGGCCCATACCGCAGAGCGGCAGCAGTCGTGCCGGTCAATACAATGTGCTGTACCACTTGCGGCAGGAATTGCAGCAAGGGCACTTCGATCAAAGGAACGCCATAGGGCGCATGGGCAGCACCACCGGCGGCGCTATCGCCGAGGGAGGTGGCGCGGGTCGCCAGCTTCTCGATGTAGAGCTGGGCCAGATCGGGGCTCATGAAGAATCGCAACGCCGCACGGTTCCGACGATATTTCGTCGGCAACTGCCGAAGCATCGCGCCAAACACGGTCAAGCCCACGTTCGAGCTTGCGGCGTCATACAAGTGACCGCCGTCGGCGAGCCGGTTCCATCCATCGAACATGCTCAGGTATTTGTCCTTGACGTACTTCGAGGTCGAGCCGCCGTCCTTGTAATCGCTTTCAAGGATTGCGGGAGCCACGGTGTCGCCGTGGATATACAACTCTTCGATGTCATTCGAGAGCTGCCGAGCCATCAACCGAATGATGGTGTCCTCGACGCCTTCGCCTTCGATGTTGATCTCTTTGAACTCGTCACCAATCTCAAACGGCAGAATCAAAGTCCGAGGGGTGAGCGTGATCTTCGAGGTGGATACACCTCGCCGCAAGCCGGGGTCTTGCGCTTCGGTCTTCGGGAAAGCCATGCGGCGCCCGATACCGATCTTGTCAATGTCCATCGACTCCTCACGGAAGCGGACAACGCGAGCATTGTTCTTCAGAACGCTCTCGTCCACCACATAGTCGATGAATTTGTCGGATTGCGCCGTGCTCAGCTTACCAGCCGAAGCCAGAGCATCCGTGGTTATTACTGCTTTCCTGACCAGCTCTTCGTTCGAGAGTCCCATCTGTTTCCTCCTTCTGAAATCCCTTGTAAGGGTTCCTTGGTTTCCAAATCAAGAGTGGCTTACAGAACGCCACTCCACATGCTTTTCTTCACGGTCCTGCTGTCGGTTCCGTTGTCGGGTACGCCCTTTGAACCGCCACGAGCAGTCTCAATGGCTTCAAGCCGCTTGGTGAGATCCGCATTCATCGCCTCAAGCTGCTTGATAATCTGGCCGCCCTCGGTTCCAACCGGCTTCACTTCTTGACCAGGAACTTTGCCACAAGGCAACTCTTTGAAAGAAGCCATGAGTGACTTCGCGGCTTCCTCGTCCACTTCGTTCAAGAGGTTCATTAGCTGCGTGACAACCTCTTTCACGGTCCCGGTGCGGGCTTCAGTGAACTTGCGAGCTTTGGTCAAATGCTCGCCTTCCACAACCACCGAGCCGTCTTCGAGAACGGAAACCGACAAACTCTTCTTGGTCGGCTTGCCTTGAGGCGAGGGATACTTGTCTTCAGGCGCTCCGGCTTTCTGGGACTCTAGCCAAGTCACCAGTTCATCCACGGCGGCCTTGGGCAACCCTTTGCCTTTGAGGCTTCCGAGCATTCCAGCGACAGCGGCGGGATTCATGCCCTTGTTCTCTTCCTCAAGTTTAGCAGCCTTCTTCTTCGCGGCCTTTGTCTCATCGTCCTCTTCCGTGTCCTCTTTGTCCTTCGGCTTGCCAGCCTTGGCTTCCTCTTCTTTCTTCGCCTTAGCTTTGGCTTCCTCTTCTTTCTTCGCGGCCTCGGCTTTGGCTAAGTCTTTGGCCTCATCATCCTTCTTCTGTTTCAACAACTCCGCTTCAGTCATGACGTTACTCCTTTCGGTTCCGATAAAAGCTCCCATTTCACTGTCCTCCAATCTTTTAACGACAAGAAATTGCCGTAGGTTGGCAGCTCGATCCACCAAAGAAACTTCGCGTACATCCACGTCCAAGATTTTTCTAGCTCTATCTTCGCCTGGCATTGAACACCTCAATCAAAAAAATAAGCCCTTGGGCTGTCTTTTCCCAAGGGCTCGATTGTCTCGACACCCGATTTTTCAACGGCTTCTATTTTCACCGAAAATAGAAAACAAGTCCAGTCCTCTTTATATCCTCGGTATCATTTTCTCAATGTCTTCAAAATTCAAAGTCGAATTTTGTTTCACAACAATCGGCTTACCTTTTTCCCAGGAGATCGTCATCTGACCAAAAAATCCTTTTTTTGAAAGATAGTCGATATAACGGTGAAGGATATCGACGCATCTTTCTTTGTGCTTCTCAGAGTATGGTTTATCCAAATCGGTCATGATGTCAAGCGCCTTACACAACTGAAGCAACGCCACCGATTGAAAAGCCGGTGATCTCGTTGTTTTTGATCTTCTTCCAAAGGTTCCCATCCTTGACATGAACCGTCATAATCCAGGTTCCTTCTCTCACTTGCTGGCCTCCTATCTTCAAATCTTGAGGCGTCAAATAGGACTCAACAAGCTCAACTCCAATTTCACCAAACACCTGATGGAGCAAGCCCATCTCAGTTTCGCGGTTATATTTCGCCAGGAAATTGTGAGCCGCCCTCTCAATAGCATCTTTGCTAATGGTATCGTTTTGAGCGTCCACAGTATCAGGCTCAAGCACAATGCCGGTCACAAGCTGCTTATCCTTGTCGATCTTCGTGATAGGCATTCCGATTTTTATAGATGAGTTGAATTCCACGTTTGAGTCTCCTTCTTGGGATTTTGCAACGGAGCTATCATCAGCATTTGCTTCCTCTGCTTTGGCAGCAACCTCACCAATGTCAGTTCCGGCTTTCTCTTTACTCCAAAGCCATTCCTGACCGCCCTCGTTCTTTATAGCAAAATAAATTCCTTTTAGCTTTTCCCCATAGAACCCGACCATAATGTGCTCAGCACCAAACGCCAGAACATTTGCCTTCCCAGAATCAAGAATCTCGATCTCACTAGACATCACTTTTGTCGGATTCAAATAATGACCCGGTTTGATTGCACCTTCAAAGGTCATCGAATCCTTATGAGGATCGGTACTCATCCGAGCACTAACCACCTCATCAACCGGATTGCGGTCAAACTCAATCACAGACAACTCGGGCTTGCCAACATCCAAGCGAAGATAAAAACGAACATGTGACGGCCCGGTTCGAATAGTTTGTGGGCCTTTCCAAGTCTGCTGCTGAAGAACAAACTCAGCGTCCTCCATCGAAGCCTTGGAAACCTTCTTCTTGTAAGGTGCTCCAAAATCAATCTCAACCTCTTTGCTCTTGATAGCATCGATCAAATAATCCCTAATCA